CCATATCCTTTGCAGTAGTTTACATTATCAGCAGTATCTCCAATAATCATTTGCTCATAGAAATTATACAATGCTTCTTCTTCTGTTATATCATAAATCACCTTATGTTTTATATGATAATTATACATCAAACAAGGAAACTGTTTATAGTCTTTATCTATTGAAACTATTATTACATTGTCCCTACCTATTGTGTTTGATAATTCAAACCAGTATTTAGCTACAACATCATCAGTTTCACAACCATAACCCCAAATAGAATTATATTGTTCTTTTACAAATGTATGCATTTCATTTAACAATGGTGGCAAATTATTATAATCTCTATTTGCTTTATATTTTGGGCTTATGTATTTTCTAAAATTACCTTTAGAACCTGAAAATGTTTTTACTTCATTTATTTCGTAAAAATCTTCCAAGTGATTTATAATACTCATAAACACTTCATCAAATTTAGCAATTGAATCTTCTATGTTATGGTGGAATCCATCATCTTCTATTGTTTCTCGTTTCTTGTAGCAGCTTGAAAATATCAAACTATCTGCATCAAATAATACTACCATTAGTTTACGTTTTGATTATTAATTATTAGCTTTAAAATATGATTGTAAACGCTTAATTCACGTTCTGTACTGTTAATTATTACAGTTAAATGTTCGTCGCTTATTAAACTTTTACCGCTTATTAAATCATTAACTGCTTGATGTAATTCTCTATCCAATCCCATTACTTTAGATTGTATTTTTATTAATGCTAATTCATTCATTATCTTATTTTTAAGTTGTTTAAATTTTCATATGTTTCATCGTGATGCAATATCTGTTTTATCTGTTCGTGATACATTTCTGATTCTTGCCATTCTTGTATTAATGCTTCTGCTACCATTGTAAGTTTATTTCTTACATAAACGTTTTCTGATAAATTCACTAATTCAATACAGTTGCTTAATGTTTCAATAATTTCTTGCTTTGTCATAATTTCTATTTTTTTATTTTTATTTTATTTTCTACAAAAGTTTCATAATACCATTTTTCAAATGTAATGTTTTTATATGATGAACTGCTAAATTGATTTCTCATATTTTTTTCTGATGCTTCCCAAGCTAATCTTAAACTTTTAATATCCATTTTAATTATCTTTTAATTGATTTACTATTTGTTCTTCAAAATCATCCATTTGTCTATCTAACAAATCTGTTGCATCAATACCATTTAAGGTAATATTATAAATTGTAAATTCTTCATCAATTCCTGGATAATCGTGTGTTCTTCTTTCAGCAGGTTGATAATCAAAATCGAATTCAAATTCGTGTCCTAAATAATTAATTGTGTTTTTCATTTTCTTTTTGTTTTATTTGTTTTAAAAATTCTATTGCTTTTTCTCTGTTGTTTCTTTGTTCTTCAAAGATAGTTAATCTTTTTGGTAACGGATTTTTTGAATATGCCATTTGTTAGTGTTTTAATTACTATGCAAATATAAACAAGTTTTTAACACAAAATACATTTTAACAAATATTTAACATAAAAAAAAGACTACTGTTTAAGTAGCCTTTGATTAATTATTTTTCTATACACTTCATTAACTGATTCTTTATTATTACCACGTTTCCAGTTAAAATCTATTATTCTATTTATTCTTTGTAGTGGTGATTGTTTGCTCTTTGTCATATTTAAATAATTTCTTTTCAAGTTCTTCTATTGTATTTTTTAATTCTAAATTATAATCTATTACATCGTAAAGTTGATTTAACAATCTAATTATAATTTCTTTTTTATTTACTTTCATATTGTTTTAGTTTTTCTAAATACAAAATTAAATCCATCGCTTCTTCTTGTGCGTGTTGTAGCCATTGTAAGCGGTCTAAATCTTCTCTGTCAAGTGTAACGCCATATTTATTTATTCCTACTTCAGAACGCTGTTTAAATTGTTCTATTACTGATTCTACTATTGTATCTTTTGGTTTTAATTTATCTAATCTTTTTTTATTATCTTCTGTATCTATATATTGTAATGTTGTCATTTGTTAAATCTTTTTGAGTGTTGTGTGTAAAGTTCCATTGTTTTCTTTAATGCTTCGTATTCCGTAAATTCTAAATCTTGTACATTATCTTTTAAAGTATGTACTTCTAATCTATTTGATATTTGAAATTTAACTACTTTGTATTTCTTTGAATTTTGTATTGGCTGTATAACATAAGCTAAATCATTTTTATGACAAATATAACTACATTGTAATTCTTCATCTGTTGGAATATATTTTTCTAATTGTTTCTTTGCCATTAAAATAATTCTTTAGTTACTATGTGATTATTAATTCTATTTTCTGCAATATTAAAATAATTATTATCCATTTCAATACCTATAAATTTTCTGTTTAAATTCTTACAAGCTACTCCTGTAGTTCCTGAACCCATTGTAAAATCTAAAACAGTTTCATTTTTATTTGTGTATGTATTAATTAAATATCCTATCAATTCTACAGGTTTTTGTGTTGGGTGTAACCTAACTTTATTTGCATTTGGTACGTTTTTAAAAAATTGAACGCTTTCAGGATATTTTCCCCTTAATAATTCAATGCCCTGTTTCCCTTCAAATGAAAGTCCATTATTTATCTGGTTAGTACTATTTAATAATTGCTTACTTCTGTTTACCTTTTCTCCATCTTTAAACCTTTTTTTTGTACTATCTGAATACTCTTGAAATTGTGGATTATAAGTTGGTAATTTTTTATAAAAAACACTTATTATTTCGTGTCTTTTCATTGGTAATTTTTTTGCAGTAGCAAATCCACCACCCATATTTTTATACCAAATCCAATCATATCTATAATTCTTAATATTACTTATTCTTAAAGCACTACTAAAAGGTTCACTACCAAACAAAACAATAGCACCATTATCTTTAATAATTCTATTAAGTTGTTGCCACATTAAATCAAAAGGTATAACTGAATCCCATTTACAAGCTGTAGTGCCATAAGGTGTGTCTGTAATAATTGCATCAATACTTTTATCAGGAATTGACTTCATTAATTCTAAACAATCACCGTGTAATAATTGTATCATCAATCTAATTTTAAAAATTCAGTTTCAGCGTGGTCTGCAAACCATTCTTTGTTTTCTTTATATTTGTCGATAACTGCATTTATAAATACTAATTCATCTATTGAACTTGTTTGCAATTTGCATACTATTTCTTCAATACTATTTAAAATATTAGTAGTAGTTTCTGGGTCTGTATTATAAATTATTTTGTATTCGTTTCTTACTACTTCTTCTAAGTCTTTATTTAAACTGTTTATTTTGTGTTTAATTTGTTGCTTGTATTGTGTTGTAAAAAATAATGCTTCGTTTGATTCAAGTAATAATTGACTTAATAAAACTGATTTAAGATACTCTTGTTGTATTACATTTATTTCCATTGTTTTGCTTTTGTTATTTCTAAATATGCTACTTCTTTTTCTATTCTATTTGTGTTGTAAAATTGTGTTGTTGCTGGGTTTTTAAAGTTAATTTCCCATTCAGGTATAATTATGTTTAAATTAAAAGAGTAAATACCTTTTGGAGTTGAATTAAAATACATTGGTGTATCTAAATGCTTTTCACATTCTTGCTTCATTGCATCGTACTTTTTCTTTTCAAGTAATAAAGTACTATAATGTGCTTTTCTACACTTTAATTCTAATCTATGACCTGAAGCGGGACTGTAACAATCCCACCTTGACATTTGATTTTTAGCTTTAACTAAATCAGGATATACATTTTCTTTTAACCAATTAAATAAATCAACTTCTTTCCAGTTAGTCATTTAATTTATATTCGTTATAAACTTTTCTTAGTTCTTCTATTTTACCTTTCCAACAAGAACCACAAGAACTTAACTGTAAACGATAATTAAATACATTGAAATAAATATCTGAAACTGCTAATTGTTCTGTCGGTGTTAATGTGTTTTTTAAAGGGTCTAAAAATCCCGTTAATAAATTATAATCTGCTTCAGTTAAACAATTGATATTTCTATTGTATGGAAATAATTTGTTTAATGTTTCTTTTCGTTTGTCGCATCCACAATCTATTCCAGTTGCTTTGCTAAATGTTTCTACTACTGCTTTAATTCCTGTTGCGGTTGTGATAGCTTCTATTGTATCACCTAAACCTTTTGCTTTTCTTTTAGCCATTTTAATTGTTTTTAATTAATAAATTGTATTATAATCGTTAGTAATATAATCTTGATAATCCTTGTTAAATTTTGTATTTAATATTTCTTTGTAATTCTTAATACTATGAAAAATTGATATTAAACTTATATTGGTTTCTTTTGCAATATCACGCATAGACATATCTGTATCACGATATAATTTAAAAAGTTTGCGGTCATACCAATGCCAGTTATCTATTTCTTCATCAATCATTAAACATATATCATTATATGCTTTGTGTTCTTCTACGTTTGAATCATCAAATAATTCCCAACAACCATCAAAAGATACTTTATTAATCTTTTTCTTTTTGTTGTAAAACTGATAATAAAGGCTTCTAAGCGTGAAAAACATATATCCTTTTCGTACATTACCATTTATATCAATTAGCTTTGTAGCGTCAGCATATTTCATTAAAGCAATATATGATTCTTGTACTATATCTTCAGCATAATCGTACTCACCAAGTTTATGAATTACTTCTACCCATTCTTTGTGATGTTTTGCAACCTGCTCTAACCATTTGTAGTTGTCCATAGGAAATTAAAAGATATAAATAAAATTAGTATTTGAATTGTGTGGTCTGTTTCTGTATCATAAACATCATCATTGTATAAAGCACCGAACATAATACCTTTAATTGGTGTAATTAATATATCACAATCAACAAAATTCATTACTATAAAAACTACTGCTAAAACTAATACTAATAATACTATCATAATGTTATTTTTTTATATATGCTGATTTCTTTTCTGTTGTTACTTCTGCTATTTGTACTTCAATATTAATGTGTGTTAATTCTGTGTCTATTTCTTTTAACTTTAACATTAAATTTTCTATTTCAATCCAATTATACTTTGAATCCATATCAACTAATTGTTTCAAATATAACAACTTTTCTGTTAAGTCTTTGAAATAACTTATTAACATTTTATTATCTGAATTTAATACTAACATTCTTGTAGCAGAAGTATGTAATTCATCCAAGTGGGTTTTGATTGTTGTTGTCATAATAATTCTAATTGATTTGTTTTTGGTTTTTCAAATATATTTCTTGCAATATTAAAAATAGTTAAACCTGCTTCATAATCTACTAAATTTCTTGCCATTTTTAAAACTGATTGTTTGCCTTTATATTTATTAAAATCATAATTATGAAATTCACACAAACCTTTTAATTCTTGTTTAGCAGAAGATATAGCAAATCTTCTATCATTTAAATCATTAGGTAATTTAAAATTTGTCCAATATAAATGACGCCCTCTCTTTTCTGCTTTAATTAATGGTTCATAATAGGGAATAACATTTTCAACTACAAACTTACCTGTTTTATAATAATGTTGTAAAAACAAAATTTCTTCATATAATTTCATATCTGGATAAATTGCTTCTGTTGTTGTATCATAATTTGAACTATTCCAATATCTTGCTCTTGAATGACTTGGGCAAGGTGGCGAACTCCATATAAAATCAAATTCTTTATAATGGTCTAATAAATATTGGTGTGCATCTGCTACTATTACAGTATCATTTGGGAAACGCTCTTGGTAAAGCCTTGCAGCTTCTTCATCTAATTCAACTGCTGTTACTTCGCAATCTGTCCATTTGTACCTATTACCACCTAAACAGGCATATAGATTTAAAACTTTGTATTTTTCCATATTAAAATATATCTTTTAGTGGGTCGTAAAAAGCACCTTCAACTTGTGGTAAACCAAAACTATTAACTTTAAATGAAAAGTTTTCAAATGGTGCGTTTCTACTTCGTTTGCAAGATACTGTTACTAAACCCTTGTTTACTGTATTTAATTCTAATTGTATTTGTGTTTCTGCTTTCTTTTCTAAAAATGAACCTAAATGACCTGTAGGCTTATCTGAACCAAAATTACTATGTATTACAGTTATTATATGACAATTTAATTCTTTTGTCCATTTCATTAGTTTTTGAACTACATTATTTGATTCTTCAATATTATTTACATCGCTACATAAATCTGCTATTCCATCAATAATTACTAATCCAATATTTTTACCTTCTAATTTGTCATAAAGATAATATTCTATAAAGTCTATACGTTCTTTAAATGATAATTGTCTTAATGCTAATGTATGATATTTGTCTGTTTTTATTGAAGTCATATCTAATGGTCTTTTAAATACCATTGCAGCGTGAAAATTCCCTTGCTCGGTATCAAAATGCACTAAATGTTTGTCATTTCTATTTGCTTTTAATTCACCGCAAAATGATTCTAAATGTTCAGCTAAATATACTGCTGATAATAATGATACAAAAAATGTTTTCTTTGATTTAGGCGGTGCTTGTATAAAGCTAAAGTTTCCGTATGTTCCTAAAGGTACTGGATAACTTACTTCACCATCTTTTGTTTCATAACTTTTAGTTCCAAATGATATTGCAGGTTTTGGATGTTCTATTTTTTCTAATGGATTAATAAAGCAATCTTCTTCATACATTTGCATTAATAACCTTTGTGCGTCTTTATCCATTGTTTTCTTTGTTAAAATTTTATACCATTTTCTATTAAGTATAAAATGTGTTTTTCTTTTGTATCTAAAATTTCATTGTTCAAACCTACATAAATTCTTTTAACTAAATCTAAATTAATTAAATTATGTGCTCTTCTGTGATTAAATTTTTCTAAAATAATAATATCTTCTAAAAATTCATCATTATAATTCCAATGATGCAAATGATGTGTAGCTGGAACGTGTTTAAATTTACTTCTTAATCCTTTATATATTGAATTTGATTTCCAAGGTTTATCTTTGTCCCAAATTTTTTGTTTGTTTTTATAATCTAATCTATAATATTTTTCTTTTGAACGTTCACGCTCTTTTTCTATAAAAGATATATCTTGTGATTTTATTTGATAATTATCTCTAACATCTTTTTTATTACAATCTTTACATTTATTAACCCTACCATCAGGCATTTGATTGTGTTTGTAAAAATCTTCTAAATTCTTTTCTAAACTACATTTAAAACAAATCTTTTTATTCATAATTTTATTTATTAAGTTATTATTACAAATATAATACATTAAAACGGTAATTGTTTTTATTAGAAAGGTAAACTTATTAACAAAAAAAGGGGTCTTAATTTTTATATCTTGACCCCTATTTTATTTTAGAATGGCAAATTATCTGATTCTACTTCTTTTGCAGTAACTTCTACTTTTTTATCAGCAAGTTTAATGTTGCCATCAGTCCAAACTACATTTCCATTTCCTAAATAAGACTTAGGCTTTTTAGCTTCACGTTCTTCTTTTGTTTGTGAATCAGTAGCTGAAACATTTTGCCCCCATTGATTTGAATCATCATTTACTCCAATTGTAAAATTGTAATAAACTGCTCCATCTTTACCTTGTACAAATTTCTCTTTTGGTAATTTGTCTACTCTTAAACTTAAATTAATTAATGCACTCATATTATTTGTTTTTATTGCTTACCTTTTTTTACTGTTGTCAGCTATTCAGTTTTACAAATATAATAATTTTATTTTAACAATTCTTCTTTAACTTCTTTAGTCATTTTATATTTAGCTTCTATTGCAGAAACAGAACCACCACCTTTAACGTATTCAACCGCTTTATTAAATTCTGGTGTATTCTTATTCAACCATTTTAATTCTTCTTTAGATGTACTCTTTTCGTGCTTATTTGTTGCATCAGCATCTTGTGAATCATCAATTAGTAATAAATTACCTAAAGCATACTTTTTAGCGTATGAACTTGCAGAACCAAACTTTTGTGGCATTTGCATTCCTTTTTGTTCTAAGTCTACACCAACTATAGCTGAAGCAGTTATTGTGTCCAAATCATCGTTAATTGAAGCTACAGAACGTAACATAGGAAATTGTAAAAATTGTGATTCAACCATTGATTCTGTAATTGTAAAGTTTACTTTGTATTTTTCATTGTAAGGTTTTAATGCTTCTAATATATCTTCAGCACTTCTAAAGTTGTATTTTCCAAAACTATTAAATTTTGATTTGTTTGCTTTAAATTCTTTTTGAATTAAAGACAATTTTTGATTTAATGTTAATTCCATTTTAATTAAATTTTAAATTATAAATTTCTTTTTTAATTACAGTTTTATATTCTGCTGTAATTTCATCTGTTAATGCTTCAAAGCAATATTCTGCTAATTGATTGTTAATGTTTTCAAGTTCGCAAACTCTTTGCTGTAAACTTTGGATTTGAAACCTTTGGAAATCTGTTAAATCTTTCATTATAAAATTGTTGTTAATGTTAAATAAATTGTTCCTAATGTAATCATAAATAATAATGATAATGCGAAATCTTTTAATAATTGTTTCATTTTGTTTTTTTTATTTGTTAATGCAGTTTATAGTATGCTGCTCCACTTGGTTTTTAAAGTTTTATATATTTTGGTGCTATAAGTTTTAATCCTTTAATTTCAGCTTTAATTATTTTATAAGGAATAGATTCTAAAGCTATATTTTTCAAATTATATGAAGATTTATAACTTCTTGTCCATTCTATATATACTTTATTATTTTCTCTAAATTCTAATATCGTCCCTATTCCACATACTCTACTTCCTTTTGTTGCTATAATTTTGTCATTTAATTTCATAATTTCTATTTTTTATTTGTTGTTATCTGAGTACAAATATATAACTGTTTTTGATATAAAAAACTACAATCTAAAACTTTAACAAAACTTTAACAAATAAAAAAAGCTACCTTTTACAGTAGCCTTTTAAAACAAAGAAAAACAAAAACAAAAAATTTTAAAAAAATGTTAGCCTTTCCCACCTGACTTACTAACTTGCGAATTATGACTACTTTGTTTCGCTCCCGTTTCACCAACTTGTAAAGTAGTTGCAAACTCCCTTTAGTTTTCTTTACTTTCTAAAGCCAGTATTTTAGTATTATAATATTCAATCATATCTTCTAAATCCACATCTGCAAATTTAACTACTTTTTTTGATTCTATCATTAAATCTTCAGCAAAGTTATCACCATATTGTAAACATAATCTTTTGCCAAATTCAAATTGCATTCCTTGTTGGCAAATGTTGCAAGAATAACATTGTACTTGTACATTAAATTCATTCCATCTTGTTGAGTAATGTCTTCTTGATGCGAAATGCCCTGCTTGTTGCTTTTTATATTCATTTTTAACTCCACAAGTAAAACATTCAGATATATTATTTAAAGCGTATCTTCTTCTAATGTATTGTGAAAATATAGTATCAAGTTTTTTTATTAAAATGCTTCTTTTAATTTTTGTAGCCATTTATATTTTATTTCCTTTAATTAAATTATCAATAGCCCAAAGTGGTTGAAAATTAGTGTAGTGATTAAGTTGTATTAAATGTTTTTCGTCAGTTGCTAACGATACTGGATAAATATGGTCAAGATGCCACTTACCTTGATTTTCCCAACTCATTCCTTTTGTGAATTGTATTTCTAAATGTTGCTTAAATTCTTCAAATGTACAACCTAAAATTTGATATGTTTTAGAATTTTTACTATAACCTTGTCTTTTAATTGAAATTCCAATTAAATTTCTTGTATTACATTTTAATTTTAATAAAGGATTGTTTTTTTTTCTTTCTACAAAAATTTTGTTTAATTTTTCTTTATTTTTAAAATGATATTCCTTGTTTAATTTAGTAAGTTTTTCTTTATTTTTAATAAAATATTCTTTTTTATAATTCTTTATGCAAATTTTACACAAACCACACATACCATCTTTATTTTGTTTATCTTTTCCAAAATAAATAAATTCTTTTTCTATATTACATTTTACACATTTCTTCATATACAAATATAATTATACTTTATTAACAATCGTGTTAAAAACTTTATTTTAAAACAGTTAGACTTTAATTTTAAATAGACTAACTTTGCCTTGTAGAGTTACAAAAAACAAAATAAGTATTTTAAATAAAATTCAAATAAGTTTTTAAAGAAATATTTAAATAAGAAAACAAATTTTAAAAAAATAAGCAAAGAGAAATAACAAGGTTAATTGTGCTTATATAAAAAATCTGAATCTTTTGTATAAATAATAACAAATTGGAATTAAAAGTAACCATAAATAATTCCAATAATTCTGTTTTTTATCTATATCCTTTTTAAATTCTTTAACTGAAGTTTTAGTTAATTCCTTTTTAAGTTCATTTTTAACGATTGTTTTCTTTTCAATATGTAAACTATTATCTTTTACTTTTTTGTATCTTAAAACAACGTTTTTGTACGTTATACCGTTTACTACAATATCTTTTAAAGTATCTAAAGGTGTTATAGTAAATTCATCAGTATAAATATCATTTTTAATAGATATATTTGTTTCTTCTTTTGTAACAATTTTAGTTTCTATTTGTTTCAAAGAATCTTTTTTAATTTCTTGTATTGCTACTTTTCTTGAACTACATCCAAATAAAACTAAACTAACTAAAATATATATCTGCTTCATAATTTCTTCTTCTTGTTAAACCTGCAACTTCTTTTTTATTTACTTTATTCCACTTCTTAAATTCTAATCCAATTAAAATATCATTGTGATTTTTATTAACTAATTTTAAAAGTGTACTATTCATAAAATTAGCCATTCCAATATTATAAGCTAAAGATACACAAGAATTAAATTGATTTTGATTTAAAGGTGTTTTAACTAAATTAGAAACTTTAGATGCAAATCTATCAGCAATTACTTTAAACATTTCAAACGCTTGTTGTTTGTTTATTTCTTTGTCTAATAAAGTTACACGTTTGTTATCAGAATAATCAGAATAATATGTGTTACCATATCCTATTGTCGGTACTTTTGCACTACATAAATAAGGCTTTGCACTAAATCCTTCAAATTCTGTAATAAGTAAATATCCAGCATTATTTAGCTTCATCTTTATTGTTTTTTTCTAATAAATACCAACGTCTTAATGTATATCCTGTAGCAGCTATAAAAGCTAATATTTTCATTGCAGCATCTACATCAGTAAAAGATATTACAAAATAAGTTCCTGTAAATAATGATAATTTTAAATCTATAAAGTATTGTTTCATTTTCTTAATCTTTCAACTATATTGGTAATTCCTTCTATTCCTATGTAAGCTGTTGCAATTATAACCCAATCGGATGAAGTTAATTGTCCGCTAAATAAACCACCACAAGCTACCATAAAAACAAGCAACTTGCGAGAAATCCATTTACTTAATATTATATCTAATTGCTCTTTACTCATTCAAAAATTATTTTTTTCTATTTTCAATTTTTAAACCAATTATTAAATCATTTGGTATATATTCATCTGCTACTTCAACACAACCTGCAAAACTATGTACAGGATTGTTTGGGAATATTTCACTTTCGAAAACTATTTCAATATCACTCATTACATCAAAAGCATATCCATCAGCGTAAATAGCTTCTGTTATTTCTTTAAATTCAGCATCGTATGTTCCATTTGTTAAAACAATTTTACCAATTTCAACAACTGCGTGAATACCTTTACCGTATGATAAATCTTCTACATAAACTTCTTTTGCTAATAAATCAGCTATTGCAGTTTCTTTGTCTGTATAATTTAATTTGTAAATTTCCATTATAGTGTTGTTAGTTGTGCAAGTTCAGCATTTGTTAAAGGTGTTTTGTAAATTTGTGCAGAATTAAAACTAACACTTTCTTGAAAAGCATACAGGGTTGTTGAATCATTTAAAAATAATTCCGACTTTGTACCAATATTTGTAAATGTCAAAGAACTTGTGGCTTCTAAATTTCCGTTTATATACATTGCAAAATCTCCGCTTTTATATCTTACGGCAATCTTTGTTCTTATGCCATTTGAAAAAGTATTTGTTGATTGTAAAAGAATATTATCAAAAGTACCTGCTCCAAAAAATTGTTCAAATCTTATTTTATTTGTTGCCCTTAATTTTGTCAAAGCAATTTGTGAACTTGTACTTGGGGTTTTATTTGTATTTAAAATATTGCTTGAACTATTTTGTATATTATTCACAATACCATCAAAGAATATAGTCCCCTCTGTTTGCCCTATTAAACTACTTATTCCTGTTTTAGAAATAACATCAGCGTTACGTGTTACTGTAGATGCTACAGTTGGGATATATGAGGTGGCGTATGAACCGAGTTCTAATTGAGCATTTGTAACTGTACCTGTAACTGTTAAAATTAAACTCCCTGCAGTTGGAGTAAAAGTTAAAGAAACTCTATTATTTGCACCTGTTCCTGTTAATGTTGCAATATGAACACCTGAAAGAACTATTGTTCCTGTTCCGTAAAAAGATAGTGTGTTTGGTGCTGCTGTTACTGTTCTTGTTTGAGTTGTTAAAGTGGCACTTGGAAATACTAAATTCGTTCTTTGTGGTTCTACCAAAATCGAAGGACAGCTTCCGTTTGTGTAATCAATACGAGGTACGTTTACAGCCACACTTTCAATTAAACCACTTGCATTTACTCTCGTTGCTGTTGTAGCACGAACAACATCCATATCTCCTAATGTAGTATTAGGAACAACTGAATATAATTTACTTTCTTTATATGCGTTTGACGTTACTATTAACGATGCTTTATCTAATAAACTCATATTTTACTTAAATTAGTTAATGTTGTATTTAAACACGTTTCTGCTTCAAACAATCCGCTATCTGCTAAAACTCTTGTCTTAAAATTAATTATTATAGTTGGAACAGGCGAACCTACTATATCTGTTTCACCTGACCAGCTTAAAATATAAACAGAACCCCAACCAATTAGATTATTAATAGCACCTTGACCCCAACCAATAACGTTATTTACAGCACCTTGTCCCCAACCTATATTATTTGCCATAATTAATAAACTTTAGTTAATGTAAAATTTTGTGAACGTATTGTATTCGCAGCATTATTAGTAATCCATTGTGCTGTTATTGTTAATGTATTATTAACAGTTGTATTAAATACTGTATTACTAACTTGCCCAAAATGTGTTCCTTCAATAGCATTTGAAGCGTTTTTATTATAAGTAAATATACCATTTGCAAATAATTCAGCAACAGTTGCACCACCTATTTTAGTAATAGTGAAATCTAATATTAAATCCCAATATTTAGCAGTCGTAGCAGCTAATGTATATTGCAAAGCATCTATAATAGTTACACCGTTTGATTTAATATGTATATGTAGAATCTCATTATTAACACACGTTAAAGTTCCGCACATTTTAACTACAAAAGAATCACCAACTTTAAAGGTATTTGATGGCACAACTAAAGAACCTACTCCATTTCCTATTATTGATGCTTCGCCACTTGCGTAAACTATTGGCGTACTCAAAGCAGTTTGTGCATATAAACCAGCAGAAGTAATATTATTACTATATTGTGGTATATTTAAAGTAGAACCTACTAATGTAGCTACTCCATTTACACCTGTAGTTGTTAATGTTATATTATCTTGTTTAGTTGTGTCTAAATCAGTAAAATTATCATTTACTTTATCAAAAGCATTTCTTACTGTATCACCAGTACCATCGTTTGCAGTTGTTCCTATGTTAATTACTTGTATCATTTTTTTTATCTAATTTATTTAAAAAAATTTCTAATTTCTTTACGTTTACTTCTTTCGGTTTATATGTTTCTTTTATAGCACCCATCCTGTAAAATTTGTATCTTTATCAGGATATACATCAGCATTTGAATTACTATTGTATTCAGGAAAAGAAACTTGGTTAAAACTCATATAATCTATAAATCTATTTGTATAAGATTGTGCTACATCACGTTCTTTTTCAATTAAAAAGTCTATTTCATTCTTTTCAACTGTAGTACTGTTTTCAGAATTATGTTTAAACACTCCTTTATTTGATACTTTATAAGCTGCATAAGGTAAAAACTCTACCATCGCCCAATGTATTACCATTGGTTTAATATATACGCTTAAAAGAGTTGTATATGGACTTGCTAAATTGCCAGCTACAATACCATCATTAATTTTGTTGTATAGTTTTGTTCCTAAATAATTCTGAATGTGTAATTGCTGTGCTTGAAAAATATACTGAGTATAAATATCAGGGTCTAAATTACCATTTAAAACAGTAAATTTAACTATATCATTTGTTGAAATAAATAATCCTTGTGCCATATCTTATTAATTTGTATATCCCATTTTATCCCAATACTCTTGTGTGTATCCTTTTGTAGGCATATCACTTGGTTTCATTGCCACTTCTTTGTCATTTCTAATTCTATAACCATATTTTTCAGCAGTTGCAGAACTAATAGCTTTTGCATTTGGATTTGTAGGGTCAATTTTAACACCATCAAAATTAGCATAAGTTCTACGCAACCATTTATGATTGCATCTTGCTCCACCCTTGTATAACCATACAGAATAAGAATCAGAACCTTTAGGTCCAAATCCAGCATTAACAACTTGCGTTTCCATATTTACAATATCTTCTTTACGATATACTTTTTCAGCTCGTAACATTTTACTGCAAAATTCTCTTTCACCGCTTAAATCACCACTATATTTATATCTTGTAATAAATTGAACTCCATCAATTACTTTGTCTTGTTCTGGACTTTTAGCGTTTGGTTTTGCAGTTCCTGTAGAAGTAATAAATTTCCATATTTTAGATAATGTACTTTTCTTTTTATTATTTAAAGTATTAATTTCAGCATCTAATTCTTCTTCAGAATCATAATCAACTTCTGTTTCGTCAATTAAAAACCATTCGTCGCTTAATGTTTCGCCTTTTTCAATTAATAAATCAGCAATAGAATCTGTAGCTAAATTATGTGAACACATTTTAACGCCAGTTTCTTCTTCTGTAGTTTCTGCATTCATACCCGTTGTATCTACGAATTCTAAAGGTTGTATTGTTTTAAAATATAATTTTAATGATATACTATTAATAGCTAAAATTTCATCTAAAGCATCAACTATTTCTAATTGATATGGTTTTATAACTATATTATCAAATAATAGCGTAGCAGTCTTTATTTCATCAGCATTGTTACCTAATCCACCACCTGATTCTCTAATTCCTAAAAGCATTGGGCTTGTAACTCTATGACCTACAATTAACTTTTCAAAACATTCTTTAGATAAATATTCATAATGTGCAGGAGCATCATTTAAAGGTAAATCATCAACTGTAGTTTTACTTTCAGCATTAGCGTTAAAAGCAATAATAACTTTTTCACCTCTTGCCCCTGTTAATTTACCAAGTACATCGCGTTTCATTTTATCACGCATTTCTTCAGAAGGAATACCGTTATTGAAATTAATAACTTTGGTACCACTAAAACCATTTTGACAATCATTGATTTGATAATCTGCTATGTTTTCTTCTAATAAAGCATAAGGTAAAGAACCACTATAATCAATAGGGCTATAATAATCAAATCCACTTACATAAGGATGTAAAATATACAACTCAACTTCATTACCGTTACCAAATCCAAAAGCAGGAATGCGTTTTAATTCTTCGCTTGGTTTCTTTTTAGTCCAATCAGGATGATAATACCAATTTTCAATCTGTCCTTTATCATTGCATTTTTCAGCTCTTAAAGTGTGCATAGGAAAATGAAGTATTTGCTTTACTTGTTTCTTTTCCATTACAACTTGCATTGCAGCCATTCCTAAAAGTTTTCTTTCTAAAGCTATTTTCTTTAAATCAGAATCTTTTACAATAGATTTCATTTGTGCATATTCATTTGGCTTTCTGTTAGAATCTAAAGCATCTAATCCTTTGCCATAAATCATATTTGCAACCCCTGTAATAATAGCTCCATTTGTAGCACTATATAAATACCTGTCAATTAAATATTGAAAGTAATTATTATCAGCACCATACTCAATATAGTTATTCTTCTTATTTTCTTGTATTATAGGGCTTGTATAAGCACTTAAATTTACAATGGATATATTACTCATATATTTTAAATTCGTTTGTTGTAACGTTTGCTACGTATTGATTCTCATTAACAGTATAGTTATTCTTGTTTTGATTTGTACAAAAGATTTTGTCTCTATAAATTAAAGAATTTTCACTACTAAATTGTGTCATATCTGCAGTTAATATATTATTATCAGCTGTTTTAATTCCGTTGTCAGCAGTAAAAGGTAAAGCAGTACTTAATATTGTTAAATTATAAAAAGTATTTTCTTTTAAATCTAAAGCTAAATCACATTTTAAATAATATCCATCAACTACAAATGTAGGATTTAATGTAACTGAAATATTAGTTGTTTCGTTTCTTAAAATAAGAGTATCTGCCGAGTAAAATCTCGGTATGAATTTTATAGTTTGTGATTCTATTTGCTGTTTTAAGATTATCATATAATATTTTTTATATTAATAAATTAAAATATAAATTGTTTTAAAACAAAAAAGGCGTACTAATTAAAGTACGCCTTTCTTTAAAAAAACAAATAATAATTATGCTACAGTACCTTCAACAATAGAAGCTAAAATACCAGTAGTTAATGGTCCAGTCACAAAGTTTGCAGCAACAGGCTCCATTCCTTGAAATTCCATTTTATAACCTGACATATCACCCATAGCAGCACCATTTGAAATAGTTGCAGTTACTAAGTCCATACCTTTAGTCAAACCTGCTAAAAAGAAAGAACCATTGTTATCTTCAACAATAACTTGTGGTCTACCATAAGAAAGTAATTTAAGTTGCTTGTTATCTGCAATAGTTAATTTAGCTAAACTTAAACTTAATTTTTGGTCTACAAATGTAGTTCCATTTTCTCTTGAACTTGTTACAGTTTGTTCAAAAGTTGAAGTTCCCTTCAATTCATATTTATAACCAATAGGTGTACCACCCAAAGCAGTTATAACATCTTCTTGTCCTGCAGTTGCAGAATAAGTTACCGTTGTTGCATCACCCCAATTAATGAAGTATACAGCTTTTAATCCACCTACTGAATTTTTACATTGTTCAGCACGTCCTAATGATATATCGCAAGGCATAGTTTATATATTTTAAAGTTAATAAAAAGGGGTTTTTACACCCCTATTTTAAATTTATGCTGCAGGTGTGTAAAGAACAATTTCAGAACCAACTCCGTATTGAACACCAGCTGTAAATCTCATTACAACTCTTACATTTTCTGAACCGTCAATATCAGCAAGGTCAATTAATTTAACTTCGTTGTGGTCAGATAATAAACCTGTTCCAAAATATAAGTTAGATTTTTGAGCAGCCATCATATAATCAGTAGCTAATCCGTTTGCAACAAAGATTTTAACACCATCAAAAGATAATGAACCATTGTTAAACCATTGTGTACCTTGTGCGTTTGTACCGTTAGCACCTAATCCACTTGCACCAAATCCACCAAGAGCACGAACATAATCACGAGCAACTGATTGTGAAACATAAAGATACAAATCTTCTTTTCCGTACAATGCAGCAGGAATAGCGTCAACAAGTTTCCCAAGTTCAGCAATTACGTTAGCAGCAGTAACTCCACCTGATACAGGAGAAGCTACATCAATAACAGCTGCATCAGCAGTAGCTAAAGTAACAAGTCCGTCAAATTCTCCTGCAGTAGCATTAACACCTTTCCAGATATTGTTTTCCATTTTCTCAGCAACTTTAGCAACAACGTGTGCTAAAATAAAATCAGAGAAAGCTGGAGGTAAATTGTCAAATGAAGAATATCCCATTTGAACTGCTTCCCAATCCGATTTAAACGTTTTTTTACAAAATTCAAGATTTACTTGGAATTCCTCAGGAGTAATAATTCTTTCAGTTAAAGTAACTGTAGAAGTAGAAGTAAAATCACAAGTAGCATTAGCAACGATTGCATCAGTAGCAATTCTTTTGATAACTTCTTTAAATTTAATGTTTGGTTTTACTTCGATACCGCCATTAGCGATTGTAGAACCTGAAAGCAATGCAGCAGAAATATATTTTCCTGCATTTTCACCAGCATAAGTTGTGGTAATTGATGTTGTAGTAGCCATAGTTTATTAATTAAAAAGTTTTGCCATAACTATATCTTGTGTAGTCATTTGGCGATTAGTTGATATTTTATTTAGTTTAACTTCGTTTTTAACTTCAGGTGAGTGTGTTAATGGTTCAACAACAACTTCTGAACTTAATTCTTCTTTAACAACTTCTTTTACTGATTTTAATTCAGCAATTTCAGTTCTTAATTTTTCAATTTCTGCAAAGAACATTTCTTTAGAAACTGATTCTACAATTCTTTTAGGAGTTGCTACTGTTTCAGCTTGTGCTTCAACTTCTTCTTCAACTTCAGGAGCTTCTTCTACTTCAGCTTCAGCTTCTTTAATTTCAGCAATAACACCTTCAACGGCTACTACTAAAATCATTCCATCTTCAAGTTCGTATTCGCCAACTGGCATTGCAATACGTTCTTCACCGTTTACAATAAAAACAGCATTATCTGTTTCAAAAGCATCAGCTTCTATAACAGTAACTCCATCTTTAAGTTTCATTTGAGCGAGTTTTACTTCCATACCCAAAAGAGTTTTGATTTCATTAATTACATTCATATTTATACAGTTTTAATTTTTGTTGCTTTAGCAAGTAATTCGTTTGCTTGTTGCAATTTTAATTCAAAAGTCTTAGAATCTAAACCTAAAAATTTAGCTTTATCAACTCCATCTTTCGCATCCATACTTGCTCTTTTTAAAGAATTTTCTGCTAATCCACCTTTTGTTATTGAATCAGTAAGTAATTTCATTCCGTTGTCAATATTTTTTTGAATATCATCAATCAAACCTAATTCTACTTTTTCACTTTTTAATTCTGTTTTTGCAAACAAAGAATTCATTACTAATTTTTCAGTTGTCATATTATTATTTTTTAGTATTAATTATTATTATTTATTTTTGTTATAAATTACGAACTTACACTTGTTATAACTCTTTCAGTATTTGTGTTTGTAACTGTTGCATTTGATTGTGCTACTGTAGAACCAATTCCTTGTTCTTGTAATTCTCCATTACAACATTTAGAACTATATGTTCCATCTTTACATACGCAACCTCTTTTACCACCTTTTGGCGAACTTGTTTTGTTTCCCATAATTTTATTTATTAATTTCAGCATTAGTTATTATTGATTTTATTTTATTTATTAGTTTATCTTCTTCTAATTGTGCAGATAATTTTTGTTCATCACTAAAATATCCTTCAACACTTATTCCTAAATAAGTACCATCTTTAATTTCTTGCCAAACTTTATCATTATCAATACTCATAATAACTGCCCAAGCACCTTCTGTTGCATTTAAATTATAAATAGCAGTTTTATCTATTAATGGATTCTCAACTATCCAAGACTCAACAACAGATACTCCTTTAACTTCTGTGTTATGTTCTAAAGTAGCATTGTTATTGTTTAATTTTTTTAAATATAATTGACCTGCTTTTTTAACAGTTTCTTTTGAAAATTTAATATTATATTCATAATCACCATTTTTTCTGTAAATTAATTTATCAGGTACTAAAGCCAAACCTATAATAATTCTTTTTTCATCATCAATAGATTTAAATTCTATTC